GCTATAATACCAAAGTGAGTTCTAGCTTCATCTCCTTTATCTTCTACAGCAGACTTCCAGCGGAACTTACGTAACAAGCCTTTACAAGCTACAGCTACACGAGTCTCTGCTTCAGACAGCTCTTCTATGTCTTGCTTCTCGTTCCTGTCTGAAGTTTGAATAGTAGCGTTAGTGGCGTAGATGTCATCAAACCTAGCACTAGCGTTACCTAAGTCAATCAAGTTGTCTGAGTTTACGTTAATGTCTACGTTGTATGGAACTATATATCTAGTGGCTTGGAAGTCAACAAACTGTAACCCAGCGCCTTTATTGCCTATACTAAAATAACCATCTGTGTTAGTAAAGTGTGTGTTTATCTTACCGGCTGTAAGCGTACCATTTTTAAAAGTACTGGCTGTAGCACTGGCAGCACTTGCGGTTGTGAGTGTTAAAGCACCAGTCAGCGTACCTCCAGCTTTAGGTAGTGCATTGGTTGCTAGAGTTCCTTGAGCAGCCGTAGCGTAATCAGTAGAGGCAAAAGCTTTAACTTGTGCTAGGTTAGTTACTTCGCTATCCATCAAAGCACCGGCTGCTGTTACGTTAGCTGTGTCAGTTACGTCTGCATTAGCTTCAATAGCGTTTAGCTTGGTGTGGTCAGCATCTGTGAACACATTGCTATCTGTTGCTGCTTCTACAGCAGTTCTAATCTCTGCGTCAGTTTGGTCAGCAGTAGCAGAAGCTTCGATAGTGTCTAGCTTAGTTCCGTCAGTAGCGACATCACGACCATCAAAGGTGCTGTTAGTAGTTATTGGCCCTGTCATAGCGCCGCCAGCTTTAGGCAACGCTGCATTAGCGGTGGTAGTCGTAGTGGTTAAGACGGCATCTCGTGTAGCGATATCCACACCATCAAAGGTACTGTTAGTTGTAATAGCCCCTGTCATTGCACCACCAGTTTTAGGCAGTGCAGCGTTGGCTGTTGTAGTCGTAGTGGTTAAGACACCATCGCGTGTAGCGATATCTACACCGTCAAAGGTGCTGTTGGTAGTGATAGCGCCTGTCATTGCTCCGCCAGACTTAGGAAGTGCTGCGTTGGCTGTTGTTGTTACAGCGTTAACAACAGTTGTGTCAGCCTTACTATTAACAGCTGTAGAGATGTTAGTGAACTCAGTGGTAAACTCCGAACCTTTAATTTTTTTATCAACATCTCCTGACTCTAGGTTATCTTTAACACCAAAGTTAGTCGTTACGTTATATGTAGCCATTTAAATAAATCTCCCAAGTAGAGCGTGTAAGTCAATTTTTTGAATAGAAAAGGGGCTTCCGCTAATTGTTGTTTCAATTCCTACAGTAATTTCAACGCCAGAGCCTGACGTATTTATTGAAGGTTCGTTAACAAGAACTCCTCCTGTGTACTCTGCCTCGTTAAATTCTGATTCATTAAAGTAAGCATCGCTTGACAAACCAAAAGTAACGGCTTGCTTAATAAAGTTATTAGAGTAATCGTAACCCCAGTTAAGCACAGCGGTTTCTCCAGCTCCTCCAATAATAGTAACATTCATCTTTTTAAGAAACTTTAGATTAGTAGAGTTACCAAAGTTTTGAGGATGGCTGAAATACTTCATTTCGTAAGGCTCACTGCCATCGTTGTATGTGTCGTATTTTACGAGGGCTGGCTGTTCAGTTCCAATCTTACCTAAACCCATAATCAACTCATCGTTAGCAAACACTGTCAGAGCTAACGGGGTTAAACCTCTCCAAGTAGTGACCCTAAAAGAACCATCCTCTAAAGGCTGTCTAACATCAAAACAATAAACAGTGTTTGACACTGGTAGAGTTATAATATAAAAAGCATGTTTAGCACTATAGATACTTCTTATTGTATGTCCGTTACCCGCAGCAAATTCATTATTAACAGCGTTTACAAAATCGGTACGTACATTTTTGCTGATATCGTTAAGAGGAATAGCTTTCTCTTGTATAAGACGACCAAGAGACATTAGACCTCGATTAGATAAAAACAAAAGGTCTGTACCAGTTGACTGTACAGAATCTCTAGCAATACACCCAACACCTTCAATAGTATCGTAAAGCCTGATGGTGTCAGCAGTGGTAGAAGATAAATTACCTCCCTGTGCTCCAACAACGTCTTGATATAAGATAATAGAACGCTTACCAAAGACAACTAAGTATCCGTTGTGTTCAGCGAGTGCGACCACAGAGTCATACCCTTGAGGCCAAACGTTGGTTAAATCTAAAGTTAACCAAGAGTTACCGGAACCGGCCCAAGTATCTCCGTCAAGCAAGGCGCTACCATAAATCTTATAATCTTCGTTTGCAACAGATGTTATCCAAAGACGACCAAAGCCAGCTAACAGCTCATCTCCTTGAGGAGGTGCAACGCTTCCAGAGTCAGGAACTAACACTAAAGCAGTTGCCCCAGCTACGTACTTGAGAGGAGCGTGGTTTGCCTGAAAGAAATAAACATTGTTCTGAAAAGAAGCAGTCTTCCAATTGTTAGCGGTACATACATAACCAACAGGAAAAGGTATCTCAGTAAGAATAGTAGTACCTGTAAAAATTTTACAGTCGCCCATTGAGAATACAGTTATTGTGCCATCATACGCAATAAACTCTTGTATGTGCTCAATGCCTGCGCTAGTTCCAAGAGCAGCTACTCCGTTAGTAGTGACAGCACTCCAGCCTTTTCTAGCTCCAATACGTCCTCTCTGGTCAATAACACAGTTCTCCGCTACGTCTGCAAAAGCAGCACTCATCGCTACAGGAGAATCTTGAGTATTAAGACCTGCAAAAGCAGGTGCAGAAATTGCTAAGTTTTGAAGCGGTTGAGCCATTACACATCCCTCCAAATAGTCTCAGAAGGGAACCTAGCAGCATCTAAAGCAATAGCATCAGACAGCGTAGAGCGGCCTAGCTGTATCATAGCGCCGCTTGACTGACCGCCTGTATCTCCTCTCTCTTCCATTGCAAAGCCTTGAGCGAGCTGAATAACTGCTTGTGTAGGAACATAAAAAACATCTGCATCGTCAGTATATTCATCTTCACGTTGAACCACGTTAAAGCGGAGACTGTACTCAGCGTCAGGCTTAGGGTATACGTCTACAATAGCGTTGCCTGCTTCGCTAAAGCCGTTCCAAGTATACTTTTCTGGAGAACCTTCTACAACAGGCTGGATAAGATACAGCTTGTTCATTTCAGTTGAAGAAATCTGCTGCATGTAACAGTTCTTAGTATCGTTAATTACATCCAACGTTTTAAGAGAAGAATTAGTGCCTATTAAGTTATAAGAAAAAACGTCAGGTGAGGTGGTGACAGTAATTGTATTTCTTAAATAAGACCAATCCCAAGAATCTTCCACCATACGTTTAGCGTCATTTATAAAAGTTCCTATAAGCTTAGAGTAGGAGTTCTGGTTAACCGTAGTCACCTCTTCTTCTCTCAAGCGCACAAGAACCCTGTTTACAGCTTCTAAGTATGTCATTGAATTTTATACCTTGTAGTTAAAAGCGTTAGCAAAAGGGTCTGACAGTAAGTCTACCACTTCTTCTGGGGGTTGTTGATATTGTTTTTTACTTAACTTCTGGGCGTCTTGTTCTGTAAGGCCTGTAAGCAGGTTACCTATTAAGCTAATACCCTTGTCGTGTTCAAACTGAGAGATATCAAATAAACCTCCTGTAGTGCGTGTAGAAGACGATGAGGCAGCTACTTGCGGCAATGCAATGTCTAAGTCAGGTAATTCTATATCTAAGTCAGGTAATTCTATATCTAAGTCAGGTACTTCTATATCTAAGTCTAAGTCAGGTAATTCTAAGCCTAAGTCTAAGTCAGGTAATTCTATGTCTTCAAGAGCCTGTCTGACTGCTGTCTCAGCGTCGGATAGTACATCTCCTACTACCTGTGCGCCTTCCTCTACTACGTCTCCAGTAACTTGCGCTATATCCTCTACTACGTCCCCAGTAGCTTGAGCTACATCCTCAGCTACGTCCCCAGTAGCTTGAGCTACATCCTCAGCTACGTCTCCCGCTGCTTGAGCTACGTTTTCAACTACATCACCTAATCCCTGCCCTACGTCCTCTACTACGTCTCCAGTAGCTTGAGCTACATCCTCTATTACATCGCCAAGGGGTTGTGTAACAGGTTGTAGCACTTCTTCATCGAAAGTTGCTAAACCTTGTCTGACTGCTGTATCTGCGGCAGACAACGCATCACCCGCTGACTCTGTGAGTGGTTGTATTACGTTATCGTCTAAAGCTGACAAACCTTGTCTGACTGCTGTATCTGCTCCTGATAACAAACCCCCTACTTCGCTAGTAATAGGCTTAACGAAAGTGTCGTTGATAGTAGACAAGACACTTGATACAGGCTCTACTATATCACCAAGTTTTTTAGCTGCGTCACCAAGAGCGTCTTCAACTACGTCAGGAAGAATAGTTCCTCCTTCTGCTACGTATTTGCCTACACCTTTCAACACAGCGTCTTCTATAGAGTCGCCTTGAGAAAGGGCTTTTACAGTTTGAGTAACGCCTTCTTTTAAGTCATCAGCGTTAATATTGTTATCAGTTGCAAAAGTGTTTAGAGCATCTCCACCACCGACCTTATCTAAAGCCTTTTCAACAAGTGCAGGCCCATAAGACTCAGCAATAGCGCTTACAGGGTCTCCGGTAATTGCTCCTGTTAGTAGACCTTTTGATTCGTTATAGTCAAGACCTAAAATACCTTTCCCGGGGTCTCCGTCTGTGGGAGGAGCTAGAACATCTGCAAACTCTAAAGCACTTGTTGCTATGTTAAGGTAATCCTGAGAATGTAACGTCTCGCCTGCAATTCCCTTACCTGCGGATATAGCGGCTTCTGAGGTGCCGCCAGTTATAATAGCAGCCCCTATGCGAGCAACAGCTAAAAACTCATCTCTCATTTTGTTTTTAAAAGGATTGACTTGTTTTCCCCGCGAGCCTATACCATAAGATAAGAAATTAGCTTCTTGATGTTTTTTCTTTTCTTCTTCTGTAAGCTCAACATTTCTAGCAGAGGTTTCCTTGTAAAGCAGCTGTCCTAAAGCATCAGTACCTACAATAACCTTGTCGTCTATGTTGTCAGTACGTAACGAACTGTTGGTGCCTGCCACACGTGCTGTAGCATTTGCATCAAAGCTTTCAGGAGTAAAATTAACTTCAAAATACTGTTCACTGCCATCTATTTTAAAACTTGTATCAGAGCTGCCTCCTTTAGGCTCGTAGTAATAATACTTGTCATCAACCTGTACTACTTTTTTACCTGATTGAGCTAGGTTTTGTATTACTCCCAGCTTATACGAATTTGCGTCAAGGTCTCCGTCTTTAAACTGATTATACAAGTAGCTGTTTTTATCTGAAACAGAAGCGTTGTCATACGCCGTAGAAAAGTCTTGAGGGCTAGTAGAACTCAACTCGTCCCACGTTTCTGCCTGATTAGCTTTAGTCTCTAAAACTTTATTGTCGAACAACTCAAAATAGTTTTTATCTTCAGAACCGCCTGTTTCTTTCCAGTCTGCAAGCCAACTATTATAATCAAAAACGCCTGTTTCATCTAGATAATCATCAGGGTTTGCTCGTTGCCCAATACCTAAACTTTGTAGTTCTTCTGCTGTGTATCCCGCAGCTAAAAGCTGTGAAGACAGTGTTGACGCTTGCTGACCCCCTAAGTAAGCTGACAAGTCTTTAGCAAGCTCGTATTGCTGTTCAGGAGTATCTGTCCAACGTGCTCTGTTTAGCAACATTCCTGCGTTAGATTCAGCAGTACCGCCTAGTGTCATTGTTGCTTTTTTAGCAATTATCGCGCCTTCATTGTAATCTCTTTGTAACTCCCAGTCTTGAAGGGCTGTATCGTAGTCTTGACCAAGTGTTTCGTCATACTCAAAAGGGTCTGTAGCAAACTCTGATTCTAAAGATGCAAATCTGGTAGGAGCTGCTTGGTTGTTTATCTGTTCGGGGCTTCGTGCAGAAGTTGGAACATCAGTACTATACAGTGAAGTAGCTTGTCCGCCTAAATCTCCCGAACTTCCTCCTGAGTTTCCTGTGTAGTTAGAACCAGCAGTGAGCATACCGCCAGCAGTTTGTGTCGGAGTGCCACCTATTGGATTATTAACACCGTAACCAGAAGTGCTGTAATTTTGAGTAGTAGACGGTGAATAAGAAACTTGTGTATTGCCTTGACCGCTAACAGGCGCAGGATTATACTGTCCTTGAGGGGTTACAGTAAACCCAGCGTTACCATATTGATAGATAGCTCCTCTTGACATTTTACTTCCTCATATCCATAATTTTACTAACTCCACGAATACCGAAGCTAGAACTTATAGCAATAAACAACAAGTATTGATACCACTCAGGCAGCTTCTCTAACGCTTCAAAAGCTGTAACCACTCTAGAAATGATTGTTACATCGTTAGCAGCAATAGCAAAACCAACCATGAACACAGGAACAGCCAACACTATTGTCCAGAACTCATCTTTCCATGAATCCTTAGAAGCCTCAGCCATCTTAGATTCCCAGTTAGCATCGTTTGCTATTACTGACATCTTAGCTTGATGCTTAGCTTGCTTTTCTTCTGCTTTGTTATTTAGATAGTTTTTAGCTAAACCAGCAATTGGCCCTATTAAGCTACTTAGTATACTCATGTATTATACACCTTTCAGTCTTTATTGTCAAGTGTTTTATTTTTTGTTCCATTAACTATTTTTTGTACAGTATCAGACTCATAAATCCTAATGCCTAACCATATGATTGTCAAAATAGAAGCCGTTGGTGGCAACCAAGCAGCCATTGAAAGTATTGCAGTAGAAGCAGCGGCTACGTCTAACATCTCTTTTGTATCTTCTACCATGACATTCCCTTGCTATTTGCTTAGTGAGTAAATTATGACGTATATCATAACAGGTATAATTGCTAATGCTACGCCAATAATAGTTATAAAAGTTTTTAACATCTTAATTGTATTTTGTCGCTTTAAAGCAACTAAACGAGCTGCTTGTTCTCTTTTTCTTTTACACTCACTTTGAAACTGTAACCAGTCACTATACATTTCAGCACGACCAGCGTATACCATATAATCCTTCAGCCACTCTTCCTGCTCTTTAATCTTCTCTAGTGCCATAAAAGCATCCAAGTCACTCTTGCCCTTGGATGCTACACGTTTAGCTATTGCACTTTTGTTATCGAAGTATTGCTTGGCTGCGTCTGAACAATCATATAATTCTTTTCCATTGCTAAGTGCTGTCTTAATAACCTTAAAAGCTGCGTTAGCGGCAGCAATCTCGGCTAACATTTACTCAGACGCTTTACGGATGTCAGCGGCAATGCCGTCAACAAACGTAGCAGACCCTGCCCCAATGCCTTTAGCTGTATCCGTGACCATAGACTGAGCTGAATCAACAGTGCTGTCCACAATCATCTGTGAGCCGTCTACTGCGGCATTAAAAGTGTTGCAGGCTGTCAATGCGAATGCTAATACTACTAATAAATATTTCATTGTT